ACTCTTAAAATACGAGCGCGTCCATTAGATATTGACCAAGACGCTCTTAACAGTACTTCATTTACAGAATGGGGTAAAGATGACCCATTTGTGTTTGTATCATTTTTACCAATTTACTTTAATCAAGCACCTAAAGTTGATGAGAGAGTTTTATTAATATATTCAAATCCAAACAACACTAATTTTAATGACCAGTATTGGATGAGTAGTTCCCCATCCAATATATTAAACATTAATAAAGAAACTTATTTACAGACTCTATCTAATAGTAATTTGGGTGATAATATCGCACCTGCAAAATCTTTGGTGGGTCCTAAATCAAATGTTGTTGGTAATGTTCTCGAGTCAGGTAATCCTAAATTAATTAACGATAAAATTGTAGGGGTATTCCCAACGACAAGTGAAGTTGCTTTAATGGGTAGAGGAAGTGCTGATGTTGTTGTCGGCGAAGAGTCATTATTATTAAGAGCTGGAAAAGTTTTAGATTTTATACCAAACACTATTCCGGCAAGAAATCCAAATAGAGCATTTATTGATTTATCAAGATATAAAGAAAAAACTGTTAATGTCGGAGACCCATCCACATTTTTTTATGTTCAAGAAGACTCGATACCTGTAAAAAAATATGTTGTTTATGATATTGATAATTTAGAAAGTGAATTTAATTACTCAGGTACAATTAAAATTTATGATTTACAAGACAGTGTTAAAACATTATCAAATACTTTAAGTGAGGATACTGATTTAACTGATGTATTAGGTAATGCTCCGTTATTTGTTTATAGTTTTGACGCATTACCTAAATTATCAGCCGTCACAATAATTAATACGTTTATTGGTAAATGTTTTAATGATTTAGGTTTAGTTAATATGCCGCCTCAGCCAAATTACCAATTATCGGGACAAAGATTCCCAGGGTTTTTCTGTTATGGACCAAAAATATCTCAGGGGATTCGGAGTACTGACGTAATCATTCAAAGTAATTCTGACTATTTTAGAAATAATGTGACTTATTTCACAAAAAAAGGCTCATCTAAAGTTTATTCTCCAAATAATGTGGTCTCAATACCTAAACCAAAAACTGAAAAGGTTCAAAATAAAGAAACAACCAAAGTTGACGATACCTATGTTACAATTGGAGCGGATACGTTATATTTAATTAGTCATAATTCAATTGTCCCAAGTAGAGGTCCAATTAATCTAAATAATAGTATTACGACTTTAACACAGGAGGAATTAGAGATTATTGGAGCAAAGACGGAACCTACTGTCAGAGGTGATGAGTTAATGAAACTAATAGGTCTTATAGTCGATTTCTTAATTAGTCACGTACACAATCCGAATGAAGAACCTGACTATGGTCCATATGGAGACAAGAAAGTTACCGCAAATACAATACTTGAAGCGTTAGCAAATGCAAAAGATACAATTCTAAATCAAAATATTCGTATAAATTGATATTTATTTATAAACTATAAATAATGTCAGTTCACAAATCATATTTTAGTAAGAATAATACAATCGTTTATAACAATTATGTCAATACTGCGAGAAATCCTGTAACACAATTGTATTTCGGACCGACTAATAATTCATTCACTAAAACATCATATTCTCGTTTTATATTTGATTTAGATTTAACAGATTTAATTTCAAAATACACATCAGGTGTTATTTCAACTGATTGTAATTCAAATATTACTCACACCTTAAGAATGACGAATACATCGTCATTTGATACTGAGTTATTAAATTCATATGACTCTGAAGGAGTTAGAAGAGCAACTTCATTTGATTTAGTATTATTTAGAATTCCATTATCTGAAGGTAATTATGGAAATATACAAAATTGGGACGAGGGAGTTGGTTATGATTATTACCCAACAAATAAAACATCAAATACCCCAATAGGTGTATTAACACCGTCTGAAGAGATAAATAATAAAGCGTTTTCAGAAAGACCATCTAACTGGTATCAATCAACAACACTATCAGAATGGAGTAATAACGGTATTTACGATAATACAGATAGTGGAACAGTAAATTATTCAGACCTCACAATAATTGACACTCAACATTTTGAATTAGGTAATGAAGATATTGAGTTTGATATGACTAATGAAATTAATTCAATTTTAAATAATGGTCTACAAGTCGCAGGATGGGGTGTCGCGTTTTTACCTCAATTAGAATTATTAACAGGTTTAACTGAAAATTATGTTGTTGGATTTTTTACAAAATACACTCAAACATTTTATGAACCATATTTAGAAACAACATATAATGATTTAGTTCAAGATGACCGTAATACTTTTTATGGTAATACTGTTAATTATCTTTATTTATATTCATATATTAATGGTGTTTTTACCAATTTAGACCAAAACCCAACAGTTAATATTATTAACAATACCGGCTCGGCAATATATACTAATTTACCAACTTGTTTAGTGACTGAAGGGGTCTATATGGTTGAGGTCCCCGCAATGACAATCACAAATCCTTGTAGTTATCAAGATGTATGGTCAAATTTAATTTATAATAATCAAAATTTACCAAGTATTACAAATAATTTTGTTGGTCTACCATTTGCACAGTCATTCTCCATTGGGGTTAAAAGTAAAGACCCATCAATCTATGGATTTGATTATTATGGAATCAAACAAGATGAAAAAATATTAAACACTGACGTTAGAAAAGTTGGTGTAATGATTAAAAAGGCATATACCTCACAAGAAGTTTTACAAAAAATTGAAGCGTATTATAGAGTATACGTTAGAGAAGGTCAAACAGAAGTTCAGGTTCAAGATTGGACTATGATTAATAGAACATCAAATGAACATTATTTTATTTTTGACACTCGTGATAAAATACCTAATGAATATTATGTTGATATTAAAGTTCTTTCTTCAGGGGAAGTTAATACTTATAAAAGAACATTAAAATTCCAAATAGTTAACAAAAAATAATGAAAAAACTTAAACTAACAGAATCACAACTGAAATATATTGTTAACAATTTGTTGAATGAAGGGATGGGTGAAATTGACCAAATTTTAGATAAAATCAATAAATCAGGGATGTCTTCTTTAACAGATAAAGAGAAAAAATATTTAGACCATTATTCTATGAACAATGAGTTTTTAGATAATGAGGAATTAACAACAACAAAATCTGTTGCAGACCAAGGAGAAACTTGGGTATTTGAGGGACAGGAAGGAATACCATCAATGAATTTTAAATACGAATCAACTGAAGAAAATGTTGACGAGATATTACATTCAGGTTATTTAAATGTTAATAACGATGAGTATTATGGGGAGATTTATTGTGATACTGAAGGTACTTATTCATTGTGTAATTTTGAAAGTGCTGAAGGTGAAAATGTATTTGAAAGATATGAAGGACTTGAACACGAAATTGGTACATTTCTTTCAATAGTATGTAATGACTTAAAAGGTGATTTAAAATCGTAATATTATGGACAAATTAATTAAAAAAATCTTAAAAGAAGAAACTCAAAGATATATGTTCTTCAGTAATTTAGAACAAATGCATAGACAAATTGGTCTGTTATTAGATTTAGATGAATCTGAGATAGAGTCAATATTAGATAACGGTCACGATTGGGCTCAAGACCATATTGCTGAAGCTAAAAATAATATGGACCAAGTATTTGATTTCTTAATGAATGAAACAAAAAGTGGGGATTCTTGGAAATCTGAAGAAGTTATGGAAGACGACAATATCATTGACGACTTAGCGATGACTGAAAAAAATCCTGATGAAGCGTTATCGTTATATCAAATGAATGAGGGTCGTAAAAAGGCAGGTACTAAATTATGTGCTAGAGGTAAGGCGGCAGCTAAAGCAAAATTCAAGGTCTACCCCTCAGCTTATGGAAATGGTTACGGAGTTCAAGTTTGTAAAGGAACAAAACCAGGATTAGACGGTAAGAAAAAATGTTCACCACCTTATTGTTAGATTAAAACTTTTGTTATATATTTGTGGAAATAAATAAACACTACAATGACAATCAAAAGACTTTACGCTAAACTAAAAATTTCATTACGAAACGTTTCTAAAAAATCATTTGTTGAGCAACAAGAGGCTAAAACAAATGCAAAACAATGTTCATTCATTTGTCGTAAGTTAATTCATAGTCAAAATTCTGATTTGTTAATTGCTCCTATCTCAAGGAAAAAATACATTAAAAATGAACAGTTAGGTATTTTTATCACAATGGAAGAAGGTGAGATTACAATTACAAACCACACGTACAGTTATTTTATTAAATTAGGTGATGCCGAATGGATTAAACTTAAAGATTTCTTCAAAAAAGAAATGGAGTTGAGGGCAATGCAAATGGAAAAAGAAATGGAATATCAAATTAAACATTCTTTGGATACCATTTACACCAAAATCTCAACTGAATTGGTTACTCAAAAATAGTATCCTCTAACTCGGGATGTTTTTTGATATAATGTTTGGTGATTGCCCCTGACATAGCATTTGCAAAATTTTCAGAGTCACCACCAACATCTCTTCGGTCTTCAAAATTAATATGTTCTTTATCAAAAGCGTGAGCCCATTCGTGAGATAGTGTTCGTAAAATATCGGACACTATTCTACCTTTGGATAAAACTTTTATTTTAAATTCATTCTCTTTGTAAGAACCTGTTGTCATTTTACCAATTCTTTCATCTAAAAAATACAAATGTAATTCTTTAGATAATGGCATTATTTTATTAAGTAATTTAGTAAAATCTTTAATTATTTCAAATTTTTTCTTACTAAATAAACCTTTTTTATATTTAAGACAAACTCTCATTTTAACGATTTAATAATTGTTTTAATCAGAACCGACTCATTTGCCTTCTTTTTAGGTTTATAACTGACCATTTTTGGTTTATTACCAGTACCTGTTTTAGAATGTGTTTTTTCAGCTTTTCTTTTTTGTTGACAAGCAGATTTTTTTTGTGAGTCGGACATTTTACCCGCAACCCCCGCAGCTCTACATTTAGGATATGATTTATCACTTGCCTCAGGTCTACCACAAGGTGGGTGTTTACCATCAACTTTTTTACATATGTTAACCCAAGGACCTTTAGGTTGTTTACTACCTTTTGGTTTTTTCTTAGTCCCAAACCAAACACCTAAATCTTCTTTTATTGTATGAACGTCGTGTGTTGGGATTTCATAACCTGAATCTTTGTGTTTTTCCCACATTCCGACTATTCTTTTAATGTTATTTTTGATATTTTTTTTCTTAGCTTTACTTGTTGTATGATGGTTACTATCAACGACAAATGGCCCAAGTTCAGATGTTCTCCATTTTTTTAAACCTATTTCAATAGGACCATTATACTCCCCTGAACTAATTGTTGTGTCAGTTGCTTCAGTAACTTTTTTAGGTTTACCCATTATACCATTTAAAACATTACCGTCTTCATCATTTTGTTCAGGATGTTTTTCATAATACTTAGATATTTTAACTGATTTTTTTTCTAAAGACTTCGCATTTTTAGTATCAATATTACCGTCTAAAGCATCAACATATAATTCAGCATTATCGTAACCGTTTAATGGGTCAATAAACGGTTGTGTTGATTTGTTTTTCCATATTCTCATACCTGGTCTAAATGGTATACTATATTGGCCAGCAGAAGAACTAGAGTCCATCTCCTTAATGATTTTTCTTATGGATTTTATTAAACTTGATTCTTTCATTAGTTAAACTATACTGTCTAATAAATATCATCAAAATGGATAATTCGTATACAGGTAAAACATTATTTGATAACGTCACATACACCAATGAAGACGACTTTATTGTTGCCATTAAAAATATGCCTGACGAAACTAAAAAAGACATCATAAGAAGGATTATTGAATACTCTTATAGTAAGAATATTTACACTATACCTGAGTCAGAATTTATTTCTATACTATTAAGATATTTATAGTTATGAAATTAAAAATTACAGAGTCTCAACTAAAAAAACTAATTGAGCAAGAACAAGAACCCCAACCTGAAGTTGAACCTGAAACTGATGGGTTTATTCAACAAATAATGGATAGGGTTAGAAAAAGAATGGGTAAATCTTCCGGTTCAAACAGTGATGACGATGATGATGACGATGGTAGTGAAACTACTAGTAATAGTACAGACCAAACTGATTTTAGAGTCACAGGTTCAACAAGCACTGACGGTTCCGACCTATTTAACAAATTAAAAAAACAATTTACTAGTACCCCTAACGATTCATTAGTCGCTGCATTAGTAGCCAACGCTTACGGTGAATCTAATTTTAAATGTGATGCTAAAGGTGATTTTGGTATCAAGAGTAGTAGAGGTAATAAATATAAACCAATTAATGGATACTGTTCATTTGGTCTATGGCAATTTAATATTTGTGGTGGTTTAGGTATCAAATTATTAGATGAATATGGCGGGGATATGTCAGTACTTAGTGATTGTGATAGACAAATTACATTTATGTCAAATCATATAAAACAAAAATATTCAGGTTATAATGAAAACCACACAATCGGTTGGTGGATTGATTGGATTGTGGATAATGTAGAAAGACCCACAAACAAAGATAAAGCAAAAAGAAAAAGACGAGAATGGGCTAGTAAAACTTACGGAACAGTTTAAAAGGGACATTGTCCCTTTTTTTATTCCATTTTATTTGATTTACGAATATTCTCATCACCCCATAAAGGCTGGAGATTATTTAATGACCAACATTCCATAAATAATTCATCACCAATTTCTTGGATATTAAACGATGAAATAGGACGTATGTGGTCAACATGCCATCTACCGTAATTATCCCACGACATTTCACCGGTAAATTGTCCTTCTAAATGAGTAATTAACTCATCAGGAGTGTATTTTAAAATTTCAAAATAATGTCCGTTCTTATCCACATTATTTTCTTTCAACACCTGATATACCGCAGTCCTGAAATTTGAAATTAACTTATAAAGGGGGTCGTTATCCTTACGAGTTTTTTCGTAATTACGTTTATTTTCTCTATGTTTATCTATATTTTTTTCTCTCCATTCTTTATGATATTCATTAAGACGTTCTCTGTTATCTTTTTGCCAATCAGAAAAATATTGTAATCGTTTTTCTCTATTTTTAAGGTAATGTCGTTTATCTGATTCAGATTTTCCACCTTTAAATTTTCTACCTGAAGGACCAATATTACAATTATTTTCTTTTAATGTTTGTAACACAACTTGTTTGTTAATATTTAATTTTTCAGATATTGATGGGGAACCTAACATCTCATCATTATATAATCTTAAAATTTCATCCACAACTGATTTTTCTAATATTATTTTTTTCATATATTATATATATAACCATAAACTTGATTGTTTACAAATATAAATAAAAAAAGGGACAATTTCTTGTCCCTTTTTAGTTATACTTAAGATAAGATTATCTAAGTTCTTGTAAGTCAAATGTACGAACACCATCAACAGTAATACGGCCATAAAATCTATTATTCACCATCTTTTTTGCGTAACGGGTCATAATACCTTTAATCGGTGTAAAGTTGAATGGGTTATACATTGTTGGAGTTAATTGAAGTGGTACGTATGGAGCGTAGATGTAACCAGTATCTAACAATGACGTTCCTTTGTGTCCTACTAACACTTGGTTAGCTGGGAAGTAAGGGTCACGGTATACTTGGTAACGACCTGCTAATGTACCAACTCTCTCAATACCCATATTGTATTGGTCTTGCTCAGGTGAAGCGTTAGATACGTGGAAGTATTCTAAGTCATCAAAGATAGCAGAAACCTCAGAAGATACAACAATCCAGTTAGCTCCTCCACGAAGTGTAGACTTGTGAATTTGTGCAGATAATTGGTTGATAGCTGTAATCAATGTTTGGTTCCAGTCTTTCTGAGTATAAGATGTAGTAGAAGCAATTCTTCTCCATCCGTTGTAGTCCCAACGTAAGTTCCATGCTGCACCTTTACGTAAATCTCTTAAGATTTCACGGTCAATTTCAGCCGCAACTTGTTCAGACAATAATGCTGTTAATTCAGCTTCAGCGTCAATGTTGTGGAAAGCCGCAACGTCTTGAGCTAATTCAGGAGACCACTGAGCTCTTAACTTTCTTTCAGTTACAGAAACTGTAACAGATTGAAGGTCGAAAGAAACTTCACCAATCTTATCTTCAAATTCTAATTCTTTGTAACGTCTAAATACCGCTACGAAAGATGAACCTGAGTTACCTGAGAATAAAGTTGTACCTGAATATCCATCAGGAGTAGCTTGAGAACAACCTACACATACTGGACACTGTAAATCAACTTCTAAATAGATACAACCATCAACACTACAAAGGTTATCATAAGTACCACCGTTAGCACCTGGGAAAGTTGTTGTAGTTTGAGTGTTACCGTAGTTAACGATACCTCTACCATATTGTTGAGTAACAACTCTGAACAATAATGGAGTGTAAGCCGCTAAAGTAGCACAAGATGTTTGTGCAGATAAACCACCTGCTCCCCAAGCTCCACCGATGTTAGGGAAAATTTTCAAGTCAGACAAGAAAGACTCAGTATCCATTTCAGAACCGTCTGGTGCTAAAAGTTTACCTGCTCCTATGTCGTTAAATCCACACATCTTGATGATAGCTCTACGATATTCAGTACCTGTAGAACCTGTGATAATTCCTACGTCAACTAAGTTACCGTTTGACCAAGTTTGAACAGTTGTAGTTGCAGTGATTGCAGTCCATTGTCCTTTAGAATAGTCAAACAATCCTGGAGGGTCTAATCCTGCCTCAGCACCTTCGTAGAATAAATCATAAAGGTTTTTAGAGTAAGTTGGATTGTAAGTACCTGCTCCTGCAGTGTAACCTGTGTTAGGGTCACCAGGATAGTTTCCAGGAGAACCGATTGGTGCGTAGTGTTCACCTGAACTTCTGTCAAAGTTATTAACTAAACCGTTGTTATATCCTTGGATTTTAGGTACGAAGTAGAACAATTTACCGATTGGTAAGTTCATAGCTTGTACAGAAACGATATCGTTCGCTAACAATTTAGAGAATACACGTCTGATGATTGGGAAAACAACTGTTTCAAACGAACCTGAAGATGCGTCTGAAGATGCTTCGTTAATCAATTGAGATGCTTGGTTCTCATATAATTGAGCTACGTTTTCTTTTAGGTGGCCTTTAAGACCTTCAAGGAACCCTAATTTGTCCCATTTGCTGATAGTATCTTCTTTGATAACTTTAAGGTGCTTAAGACCGATGTTACCAACAAGACCTGATTCTAATAATGCTCCCATTTTTTTTGGTTTTTATTATTTTTTAGTTTATTGTTTATTTAATTATTTTAGTCATTAAATCTTTCATTCTCATAAACTGAGGATTCTCATAAGTTTTTGATTCAATTAATGATTGTGCTGAACCTGTAACAGGTGCGTTATCAATAACTCTTTCAAATGACTCAGTGATGTTTCCTTTATTTGTAGATGAAAGTTCATCTTTAATAACTTTGTAAAGGTTTTTAGACTCTTTTAATGTGTCAGCTCCGTCAAATCTTCTCAAGATGTTAATTTTCTCTTGTTTAGATGTTGAATGTTCTGTGAAAAGTCTTGTGGTGTAAGCCAAGTTTGAGTTAAACACAGCAACTTCGTTAAGTTTGTCTCTGAATAAATTCAAAGCTTTTCTGTATTCTTCATTTTTAGCTCTTAACATTTCAACTTCTTCCATTAATTCGTAGTTTTCCTTCATATTAATGTTTGCACTTGAGTGTGCCTTTGGTTTAGGTAATCCACCTTTTCTGAAGTTAGAACCATTTCCTAATGTTCTAGCAGCTTCTTTAAACTCTCCTTTCTTCATTTTTGGAGTAGATTCTTTATATTCAAATTTTGGTTTACCAGTACCTTTTGTAGGATTAGCGGACTTTTTAACTGTTTTAAATCCACCTGTAGATTTTTCATAAGAGAATTTAGGACTTCCTGTTTTACCTTTTTTTCCGACAACAGGCTTCATACCTTTTTTAGATTCAGACATATACTCCTCTTCTTGGTATTCTTCCTCCATATCTTCTTTACGGTCAGTTGGAAAGAAATCTTCTTCTTCAAATTCTTCTTCAAATTCTTCTTCATCTCTGTCCATATGGATTTCATAGATAGTTTCTTCTAATTCAGAATCTTCTTCTTCAAGTTCTTCTTTTTCCTCTTCTTCATTGTCATCATCCATAGCAATTTCATAAATTGTTTCTTCAAGTTCAGACTCTAAATCTTTATCTTCGTCTTCTTCGTCAGTAAAATATTCTTCTCCTGAAGATTCGTTAACTGATAATAAATACTCTTCGTCTCCGTCTTTAAGATTTACGTAATCACCATCTTTTGTGATTTCAACCTCATCTTCAGGTTTCATTTTTTTGAAGACTGTCATTAATAAATCGTGAGTTTCAGGAGTGTCTTCCATATTAGTGAAATCCATCACTTCAGGGTTCTCCTCATCGTCAAATTCAAAATCCATTTCTTCAGAATCGTCAGACATTTCGTCGTCAAAATCCATTTCTTCAGATTCTTCTTCATCAGACTCTTCTTCTTCAGATTCATCTTCTAACCCCATTTCCTCTTCAGATTCTTCTTCAGAATCCTCAAATTCCATTTCGTCTTCATCAGCCTCGTTTAAAGACTCCTTTACTAGTTCGCTAATTTCTTGCTTCATTGTTGACTCAAGTATTTCTTTTGCGTTTTCATTGATAGCTTCTTCCAAATTTTTTAATTGGATTACCGCTTCTTCAACTAAGTTTTTTTCTGCCATTTTTTTATGCATTTTTTTAATAAATATGTAAATGTTTAAAAAAAGTTAGGTTTCAGATTAAATAAATAAAAAAAGGAGGGATAAACCCTCCTTTAATGTTTTCACAAAAGTTAATTTTTATTCAAAAATCTCATCAATCTTGCTTTCCGCAACTGATGTGATTCTCCAATCATAAGAGAACGACTCATAAGCCTTTGTAACTTTTGCCTCAACATCAGTTACATTGTAACCCTTAACGAGTTTTTCTTCTCTTACTTTTTTAATTTTTCCTGAGTTATCATCAGGTAAGTCGTACTGAACTTTTGCAACGAAATACTTTTCATCCATTTCCATAGTAAATTATTTTGATAAATAATCGTTAAGTTTTTTCATTAAATCAAGCGATTTACTTGCTGATTGTTCAGATTTTTGTTCTTGTTCTTCTTTTAAGTTTTCTTCGTATTTTGCTCTGTCATTAATATCTTGGAATAAATACGCTCCTGGTGTTGATGGTGAAGATACTAAGTCAAAACAGATTAATTCAAAATCTTCCTGTACCTCATTCTGTTCACCTTTCTTAACCAAAGACCCAACTCCTCTTGAAGAAATACCCAAAGTAACTCCTTGTCTAAGTAAGTTCGCCGCTTGGTCACCTTTAGTTGATACAATACCTCTTTCGTGGAAGCCAGGTGATGTTAGTAACTTTAATTTACCAAGTAGAATATGACCATCCCACCACATCTCAGTAATGATGTGAGATACACGGTCTAAATCGATTAGAGATGACTCAGGATGATTTAACTCTGATAATGCAACACCCTTACCTATATAATTCTTTTTGTAGTTCTCAACCTCTCTTTTTAGAATCCTTTCAGGGTAAACTCTACCATTTCTATTTGGGGTATTGTATTTTTGTAATACGGCATAAAACTCAAATGGTTTTGAATAATCCAATTGAGTTTTATTTTCTTGTAACATTGATAGATTACGACCCTCTGTCGGAGATATATAACCAGCGTCCATTTCAATAAGGATACCTTTACCACTATCTTTTGGACCTAATATTTTTAAGTTTTGCATTTTACGTTTTATTCATAAATATTATTCACTTTTGTTTTATCTGTTTTAGTTAATGCAAAAGTGAAATACTTATTACTTTTAAAATTTTCTTGGTCAATTAAATCAACAACTTCTTTGGTAAATTCTTTAATTTTAGGACATTTAAATTCGGAAACACTTTTAACGAAAAATGTAATTTCTAAATTCATAAATGAAGATTTGTTTAATGATAAACCACTACTTCTTAAATCTGTGTCAACAATAAAATTTGTATCAATAAAATCGTAATTTAATATTTCATAGATTGTGTGTCTAATTGACCTATTAAAATTCATAACCACTCTATCCCAATTTTCTTCATTTCTTTTGGGGTTAAGCCAAGATTGTATATTTATATAAAAAGATTTTAAATTTTTAGAATCTACTGTTCCATAATTAACCTTGAATTTTTTGTACCCCTTGAGTGATACGGATTTTCCTTTCTTCATTTGTGTTCATAATTCTCACGTTTATTTTAGGAAAATATAGTTTAAATAAATAAATTTGTCAAAAATTAGGATTAGTATGTTAATTGTAAAAGTACACAATCAAAACATTGAGAAGGCTTTAAAGGAGCTTAAGAACAAAGTGATAAAAGTTAAACAGGTTAAAGAGTTAACCAAACGTAAAACTTTTGTTAAAAAGAGTAAAATTAAAAGAGACCAAAAAAGAAAGGCAATTTACTTACAAAGTAAATCAGAGGACTAATTGTTTGTTTAATTCTTTAATTTTAACAAACTCATTAAAATTAAATTGTGTAGATGAGATTCTTTCTTTAGTTTCGTTTAATTTGGTTTTTAATTCTTCTTCAGAACTTGAAGTCATCATTTCATCCAATTTTTTTAATACTTGTTTCTTTTCAGTTTCAAAATTTTCTCTTAAAACTGATTCATCTTGTTTGAATATAGATAAAACTTCTTGTTTTGTTGATTCGTCAAGTTGATTCAAATACTGATTTGCTGTTGAGTTAGCAATTTTACTAACAGATGATAATGGTAATTTAGAAATACTTTCTTTTATTACTTTTTTTGATTTTGTAAGATTTTCAATAACCAACTTTTTACTTTCAACAGTTTCTTCAATATTTTGAAGACTTGTATTTAATATTTGGTCAATATTATGATATTCACTAACTTTCAAATCGTTGTTTACCCATTTAGCCAATTTTAAAAAATGTTTTTCAGGAATACTAATTCCTTTAGATTCTTTAATGATTTCATCAACTAATAAAGATGCACTTTCTTTATCCATTCCCAAGTTCTCATTTAACTTATCGTAAATAAAAAACAATTTTTTAGTGGGAGCTGATTTCAAAACTAATTCTTTAAAAGTTTTTAAATCGTTAGTTAATGACTCATTAACAAATGAGTTCACTAACTTTCTTTCTATCGCGGTTTTAAGGTATCCAAATTTCATATTAATAAATATTCTTATTTTAATAGTTTTTCCAATGTCTCATTAATTTCTTTCATAGATTCTTTATTTCTATTTAAATCTGCCATCTCGAAATCATATTCATCTTTAAGTTTACTCTCTAAAATAATATTTTTCTTATCTCTATTTAAATTTTCAGGAACAGGTGGTGGAGCTCCTGCTTCAGGTGGAGGTGGTGGTGAACTTCCTTCAGGAGCTCCCCCAATTCCTCCTAAATCAGGTGGTGTTTCACCCCCTTCTGAAGGTGTTCCCGCAGGTTCCCCTTCCTTCTTACCATATAACTTATCTAAAGTGTCAAATAACCCTGTCTTAACAATAACCTCAGCAGTTTTCTTAAGTTCTTCACCAACCGCTCTTTCAATTCTTTGTTGTTGGATATCCAATTTAATCTCTTCATCTGAGAAACCAAGGATATGTTTTTTAGCCCAAGATTGTGAAACAGCAGAAATACCTGTTCCTGGGTCAATAACCATATCTTTGTAAAGAAGAATTTTTTCTTTCCAAATATCAACCATCAACAAGTCAGCTTGTTTTGATGGGTTTGTTAATGATAATCTGAAGTTAGATAATTCATCCTCAAAACCTAACATAAACAAGTGAATAATTGCAATTTTATTAAGTTCTTGCAACATACTCTTTTGAATTCTGTTAATGGTTCTTGCAAAACGAATATCTTGTAATGCCAAATTTTTACCGTCACCTACAACTTCCTCAAATCCTAAGAAAGCTTTAGGTACACGTAATGCTGTTAATAATTTCTTTTGAATGTATTCAATATCCGCAATTTCAGATAAGTTTTGAGCTCCCGGTAATGTTTCAATTGGAGATGCTTGGGCCGGGTCACGTACAGGGATGAAATAATCTTGGTCAACCGCCATTTGATTAAATCTCATATCAACGTTACCTGTCTTAGAATCCACAACTTGGTCTCTCTTAAACTTATTTGCAACTCTTTGGATATATGGTTCAACATCTTTATCATCCATATTTCCAACAAACACTTTAAATACACGTCTTTCAGGTGCTCTTGAAGTTCTATAAATTAACATAGCATCTTCAGACAATAATAATTGTTTCCAAATACGACGAGCTTTTTCCAACATAGATGTACCGTAAGGTAATCTTCTGTCATCACCCAATAATCTGAAGTGAGCAATCTCCCAAGTATTGAATTCCATATCCTTGTTTTTCCAAGTAAATTTCAAATGTTTCTTGGTTGGGTCAACATCTACAGACTTACCTTTCGCCATCATACCTCTTTCCAATCGTTCAATTTCAACAATTGGTAATTGCATACATCCAATCACACCTTTCTCAGGGTCTAATTTTAAGTAAACAAAATTATCACCATACTTACAAGTGTTTCTTGTCCACATAGGTAAGTTAGTGTTAAGGTCTAATACGTTATTAAATAAATCCGCAATAATTGATTTAATTCTGTTTGATTCAGAAAAGATTTGTAACATATGACCATTTTGGTCAATTGTTGTAGATTCCTCAGCATAAATGTCTAATGCCGCAGAAATTTCAGGTGTGAATTCCATAGACTCGTAGTCATAAAACGCTGAAAGTCTTGTTGGTTCATAATAAATTGCCTGAGTGTATAAATTATTTTCAATTTTAGCCCACTGATTAGACAAATAGAATGTCTGTTGAGCTTGCAATAATTTTTGCTCGTATTCTCGTTTTGAAGTTGTTTTTAATAACTCTTTTTTATCAAACTTTACACTTGGGTAATCTTGATTTAAAAGAGAGTTCGGACCAAAGGCCTGTGTTAATCTTTGCCAAACTGTAAAATTTTGTTCTGCCATACTAAAATATAAATACTTAAGTAGGATTATTAAACGCTAATATGAGAATAAATTAATTAGAGGTAGAACCTGTACTAGGTTTAACTAAAGGTTTAATTACAAGTTTATCATTTTTTTGAACTTTATAAGTTGACAAACCCATACCAGGAACAATCATTCTTGAACCCGTAAATTTATTTCCACTATCCGGTAAACTATTTAATCCCATACTATATAATTATCTCATTCCTCCAAATAACCAAGAATAGTTTTGATAATCAGTTTTTGTTGGTTCATTAACTTTACCTTGATTTCTATTGTCAGTCATTGGGTCCATAAATTGTGACCTTAAAACAGGTTGATTGTTATTCACTTGCCAAGATTCAATCATTACTTTGGCCTGTTCAGAAACTCGAGTTAAAGATGCAAATGATGTTTCTCCAACATACACCGCCATTGCCAAAGACATAATTAAGTCATCGTGTTGTCCCTTTTGGTGGTCAGGTCTTCCATTAACATAAACAAATGTGTTCATTTCATTTAATAACCTACTTGACCTAATAATAAATCCGTGTCTTAAATATTCCTCAAAAGTTGCAATAATTTGAACACGTTTATTGTTAAAGTTAAGTCCTGGAATTCTATCTTGAGCTTTAGGGTCCCACTTCCACTTGTTAGTTAAATCCCCTCCCTCAACATATAAATCCCTATAACCTAATTCTTGTAATTTACGGGATGTTGTAACCCCCATACCACCTGTAATATCGACAACAATAAATGTTGAATACATCATAGCCCATTTGTATGCCAATTCGGCTAACACATCAGGTGGAATTTTACCAATATACTCAGCAACTTGTTCTCTTGTATCAAAGTCAATTATCTGAAATGTTGAAAAGTCTTCACTATCACCTCTTGATACGTCAATCCCCATAATATACTTGTGTCCAACTTCAGGTTCTTTCCAAATCCATAACGAACCACCAATCATTTTTGTTTCAGGGTTTCTAACCATATTAACTCTAATATTTTCAGTAATATTTGAATCAAATACGTTATCACCTGAACCTAAAAAAGCACATTCTAACTCCTGATTAACTTTACGTTTGTCGTACTTTAATTTTTTCACCATCTTCTCATACCAAGAAGATGTTGGTTTATATCCTTGAGAAATTAATTCTTTTATTTTGTCATATTCTTTTTCCCTGTCACTATAATCTACTGTTTCAACACCTGATTGATATTCATTACGATTTAAATAATAGTGTATTAAATCTTTAACATTTAATAATTGTAAATCTTTGTTATATCTTGGGTCTTTCCACCAAACCATTTCAGAAATTTTGAAGTCATTCATATTCTTCAAAGCTTGGTCATAAATTTCATAATAAATTGGGTCATATCCGTTTGGTGTAGAAATAACTATTACTTTACCACCCGTAGATAGGGAAGCCATACAAGCCGCCCAAAAATCCCCATCCGCCTCAATATACGCTGCCTCGTCAAAAATCAATATTGTTGGAGTGTAACCACGTAAAGCATCCGTAGATGTCGCTACCGCTTTAACTTCACAACCATTTGTTAATTTAAAGTGTCTTTGTGAGTTTTTCTCAGCCGAGAATCCTGCTCCAACCCAAGATGGCCATTGTTCTGTAAATCCTCTAACTTTATTTGCAAATTCTACCGCAGTATCTAATTTATTTGCAATAATTAGGACTTTTTCAGGTTTGTTTTTAGACGCAAAAACAAGTTTTTTTGATGACCAAGCAGCTGTAACTGTGGATACACCAGCCTGTCTGTATTTTAATGCAATATTTTCATTAAATTCCTCATAATCATTTACTAACCCAACTTGGTCAGGAAACAACTCCAAAGGAACGTATCTTGATACTGTATTATCGTAAGTTTGTAGGTAAGTTTTTAAAGCGTATGGGGTTGACCTCATACACTTTGCGTATTCTATTAATACTTGTTCTCTTGTTATGTTTGACATATATCTTTAAGGATAATTAGAACCCTAAAGAAGACAAGTCTATATCATCCAAGTCATCTTCGTCATTCTCATTATCACTCAATGCACCTTGTTGTAATTTTTTAAAGATGTCATTAGCAATTCTTTCCATAATCTGTTGAGCCTTAGCTCTATCAGATTCGTTATAAGAGTGTAATAGTTTGTTCAATCTTTCAAACTCAGGTTTAATTAACTTCGTATATTCAACAAACAAATCACTTTGAATTTCTTTAGCGTTATCTTCAAATGCTGACATAGGGTAAGCACTTAACATTCTTTCCCATAATAAACTACCAACAATAATATCCCACATTTCATTTTCTAAAACATCAGTTGCTGACTTAATTTTTTCAGCCTTTTCAGGGTCTTCAGGTAAATGATATGATTGTAACATACCATAATAACCTTTGATTAATTCGTGTACCACGATTGGGAACATAATACCCTTAGCTTTAATTACCAATTTTGGGTTTTGTTCCATTTCACCATTCTCACCATCTTCTTCATTTTCCTCCATTTCCCATTCAACAGAACCACCCATATTCATTCCTTGTGATGTCATTTGTTGAGCAATTTGTGGTGGTAAAGTCCAATAGAAATAGTCATTAATCGCCATTACCGCACCATATTTGTTTGTAATCCCTGGTTGCATTCTCTCTAATCTTTGTCTCATAAATTCAAACATATAATGACCTTTTTTAGAAACTCCTTGTACTAAAGCATTAATAAATCTTCTTTTTGCGACTTGGAAATCAAAATCCTCATCTTCAGGAGTTTCAATTTCATCACCTGTTTCTAAATCAAATTTTGGTAATTTCGGTTCTTCTTTTTTATCGTCTTTTTTAGCTTTCTTTTGCATATTTTCGGCAGAAACTCCACCAATTCCAACCAACTCAGGTTGTAAATCTAAATAATCTTTAAACTTGTCAGCAATTACTTCCTCTTCAACAAGTTTAACTGCCATCTTTTCTAAAATATCTTTATTGTTTCCACTATCCTCAAAATTTTTGATGTCCATAAATAATGACATCATTAATTGCATAATTTGGTCTGGGTTTGGCATATCACCACCCATATAATTTCTTATCTTATCTGATAATTCTTTAATTCTTTTTTCACTTGCAGTTTCCAAAAATTTCTTCTCTCCCTCTGCAGATTTTTTAATAAATTCAGATTTTGAAAATGGAGTCTCATCCCTTTCAATAGATTGTTTTAAATTTGGATTGATAGGTAAACTACCTGGTTCTAAATCTATCGGTGCTTCTTTTACTATTTTTTTTTTCATTTTTCCCATTTTTTATATTCTGAAAATTTCATAAAGTTAGGCAATTGTTCAAGTGCCTTTGGTTTTGGTAAACTACCAGGATTAGGTAGTGGACTACCCGGCTTAACTCTTGGTTTTGTAGTTGGTTTTACAGGAGCTTCTTTAGTTCCTGCAGCCTTTGGTTTTGGTAAACTACCAGGATTAGGTAGTGGACTACCCGGCTTAACTCTTGGTTTTGTAGTTGGTTTTACAGGAGTTTCAACAGGTTGTTCGTTAATCATATTTAATAAATCTCCTTTAGTGATTGTTGGTTTTAAATTCTTTTCAATAATAATTCTAAATTTATTCTCTAACAACACCTCTTCAGGATTTTTACCTTCCTTAATAGATTTTTTAACACCCATCACACATTTTTCATATTTACCCATTTGTTTTTTAGACCAATCACTTCTTTCCGTTGAGCCAAATTCCGCACCCATAACTGATGTACAGATAGCCCAAGGATTTTTTTTCTTTGTCGTCTTCTTTTCAGTTACCTCAATTTTAGCATTTGGGTCCATTTTTTGGATTTCTAACGCTTTTTTAGGGTCCTTAACAGTTATTGCTTCTTTAGTTTCTTTTTTTGATTCGTAAATGAAATTCTTAAATAATTTAGATATTTCAGATTCAGTCATTAATGATAGTGTTTTAGGACTAAAACCCATCTTTTTTAAACTTTCTTTTTTGTTAACCAAGCTCATTTTTATAAAACTTTTTCAAAATTCAAAATTAAGTCTTTTGAATATAATTTATTTTTTATTTCCTCTTCCTTCTCTCCAAATCTGAAAACTAATCTTTCTTCAATTTCTTTATCACTTTCCCACCCTAAAGATATTACTCCGTCTATTGCGTCTCTCATTGAGAAATAATCTGAGTTTTGTACTAACTCTAATTCAATCCCTCCATCGGATAAAACACCTACACTATCAATATCATTTAACTCAGGTGGTTTTGGATATGTACTAGCCGGTTCGTGTTCCCAATCCTCTCCCTCAATATCTAATTTGTTAGAAAAGATGAATTCGTATCTCATCTCTCCTTTATAATTTGGTCCTAAACCATTAATGAAAACTAAATAACTCATAAAATATTTCCTGATGGAGTAATCTTAATTTCTTGACCTCCATTTTCAAATACTAAATTTTTTCTATTTGTTCTTCCAACAAATTTTAAAGAAGGAGCAACTTCCATTAGGTTTTTAGCAACATTCTCTTGTGTTTTAGTTACTGACATCTCTGAAATTTGAGAATACTTATCTTTCTTTTGTTTTCCCTCATTTTCATCAATTACAAAATATCTTTTTAGAATGTTTTCAACTTTTAGTTCATTCATTCCAAACATATCTGATGTGTTATGTGACGCAATTGAAGATTTGTGTGCAGTATCACTTTCACCCATTTCAGCCATTGGTTCTTCCTCAGGCATTTCCTCTTCTTCTGAAGAAAAATCAGTTTCTTCTTCATAGTCTGAAGGAGTTTGGTCCTCATCTTCTTCCTCAAATCTTGACATAATTTCATCTTTATCATCACTTGATAATTCATCAAGGTTTAATGCTGATAAAATGGAATTAATAACATACTTAACATCTTTACCATTTAAAGGTTGTTCTTCCTCAATATCTCTAATTTTTTGAGAAAGTTTTCCTGTAAGTTTTTGAATATCTTTAAATGAAATTTCTTCACCGTCCATCTCATCCTCTTGACCCATTGAAGTCTCATCATCCATTTCAGGTTCTTCCATTGAAGGTTCTTCTCCTGGCATTGGTTCTCCCATAGGAGGTTCAGGTGATGGTGCAGGTGCAGCAGACGCTTCCGGTGGTCCCATTGGAATTGGTGCTTCAGCAGGTTCCTCAGTAGGTTCAGGTCTGTTAGGTTGTCTTAACAAATATTTTTTGTCTTCAGTAAATAATGAAATATTTTCATCAGTTCCTGTAATTACGTTAACTTCTTTAGCAATTAAATTAAGTCTTTTAAACGCTTGTGAGTATGAACGGTAATGATTTCTATTCTTCATTGACTCAATATACTCAAAGTTTTCATTAACTTCTTTCTTAATTACGTAGCCAAGTTTTTCTTTGTTGATAGAATATTTTACCCCATCAGCTAAAACAACTTGATATTCTCTACTTGAAACTTCGTTTACAGGTTGAGGAATATTTTCTTTATATCTCGCGATTTCCATTATACGTTGGATTTTCTCCAATCCTTCAAGTTTCTCGCTACCAATAGGTTTTAACTTACTCATTTGTTATTATTTGTTTTTAACGCATTATTAGATGCGTGATTTTATTAAGTATTTTCTAAATAAATACTTCGTAGTTTGTAAACTTATTTAATTTTTTTATTTTTTGGATAAAGAAAGTTCTTTGTCAAGTATTTGATTTTCCAAATTAAACAATTTTTCAATATGACCGGACCTTCTTAAGTATTTAAATACAATATTTTCGTAAGAAAACTCTCCACCTTTCTCAAGACCACAACCTCTAAACTTCTTAAGTTTTTGTCTATACTTGTCAATCAATTCTTTCGATTCTTCTGCCGACATACCTGTAGTTGTCTCTGTAACACCATCAATGATATTAACCCATTGGTTAATTTTCTCTTTTAATATTTTTTTATCAATATCAATTTTTTCGTGTTTAGGTTTGACTAACCATTCATCATATAACACAGAATAAACACCTGAACTGAAATGAGATTCATTACTATCTTGTACATATACCTCAACATCAAACCCATATATTTTAATATTGTGAACATTATTAAAAATTGTTTTTTTAACTTTAAACAATTCGGTATATAATTCTAATTTATCTTCTTCAAATTGAGTGAAGTCAACAACTAAGTGTAGGTCAACATCTGAAAATTTTGACCAATTGTAGTTAGCCAATGAACCTGTCATTATTATATCCTCAACAAAAAAATCTACCCCAATAAAATCTCTGAATAGTTCAGAAACTTTAATTAAGTTTAATTTTACTTCATTTTTTAGTTGTGGTGGATTTTCTTCCAAATCCCAAACTGTTGGACAAAGTGTCGGTTGTAATTTGAAACTATTTAATATTTCTTGGTCTAACTTCACAAATATAAATACCTCAAAAATTACAATTTTTTAAATTTGTACTTCTTTGCAATATTCTTACTGAAAAAACTCCCCTGTGATTGGGACATTCTAAATTGAGTATACAATTGGTGGGGAACTTCCTCATACTCATACAACGTTCCATTCTTAAATTCAACAATCAGTTTCTTACTAATTGTATCATAATCTGTTTTTGTAAGATTAGTTGATTCAATTTCACAAATAATCTTAGTACCTTCAATAATTTCTTTTTTGATTGCCATAATTTTGTCTTTGTTAAATGATATGTGGGAATCATTGAAATTTAAATATTTTATGTTTAAACTTATAAAAAAATTAATATGACAGATTCAGTTGATGACGGAATGAAACTTCCTAAAAAAGTTGAGACAAATAGTTCTACTCCTGTTTTGGATAACTTTAGTAGAGACTTGATTAAACTTGCCGAAGAAGGTAAGTTAGACCCTGTTGTGGGTAGAGAAAATGAGATTATACGAATTGCTCAAATTCTATCAAGAAGAAAGAAAAATAACCCTATTATTATAGGTGAACCTGGTTGTGGTAAAACTGCAATTGTTGAAGGTTTGGCTATGAAGATTTTTGATGGTGATTGCCCAAGAAATCTATTAGATAAAAGAATTCTATCTTTAGAAATGAACTCAGTAATTGCCGGTACAAAGTACCGTGGACAATTTGAGGAAAGATTAAAAGTTATCTTGGAAGAAATTCAAGCGAATCCAAATGTAATTTTGTTTATTGATGAGATTCACACTATTGTAGGTGCAGGTAACGCATCAGGTTCATTAGACGCATCTAATATCTTGAAACCCGCATTATCAAGAGGTGAAATTCAATGTATTGGAGCAACCACGTTGGACGAGTACAAAAAACAAATTGAAAAGGACGGAGCGTTAGACCGCAGATTTCAAAAAGTTATAGTTAGTCCATCTACTAAACAAGAAACGTTACAAATTTTACAAAACGTAAAAGATAAGTACGAAAACTACCATAAAGTAAATTTTACAGATAACATTCTTCAAATCTGTGTTGATTTAGCGGAACGATATATCACCGACAGAGAATTCCCTGATAAGGCATTTGATATTTTAGATGAGGTCGGAGCAAGAGCTCAAGTAGATGTTAAAAATCCTGAGATTATTGAGGAACTAAAACGACAAGCTCAAGAAATTAAACAACAAAAACTTTTGGTTGTTAAAAAACAAAATTATGAGGAAGCCGCAAACCTTCGTGATAAAGAGAAAAAGGTTTTACACCAACTTGATATTGAGAAGAAATTGTTTGAACAAGATTTGCTTGAAAACAGAAAGGAAATCCCTGAAGAACTTGTTTACGAAGTAGTTTCAACAATGACCAAGATTCCATTAACCAAATTAAGTTTGGATGATAAAAATGTTTTATTAAATTTGGAGGATGAATTAAATAATTCAGTTATTGGTCAAAAAGAGGCAATTGTTAAAATTGCAAAATCAATTAGAAGAAACCGTTTAGGTATTAAAGACCCAAATAAACCGATTGGTTCATTTATCTTCTTAGGTTCAACTGGTGTTGGTAAGACATTGTTGGCAAAAGAACTGGCAAAACAGATTTTTGGAAGTGATGAAAACCTTATCCGTATTGATATGAGTGAATTCCAAGAAAAACATACGGTATCCCGTTTGATTGGTTCACCTCCTGGTTATGTTGGTTATGATGAAGGTGGACAGTTAACTGAACAAGTAAAAACTAAACCATATTCAGTGGTATTATTTGACGAGGTTGAAAAGGCACACAAAGATATATTCTCAGCATTACTTCAACTTTTAGATGAAGGATATATGACAGATAGTTTTGGAAGAAAAATTAATTTCAAAAACTGTTTAATCATTATGACATCAAACTTAGGTGTTAAGAAAATGCAAGACTTTGGTTCAGGAGTTGGATTTGGTACAGGAAATAACGTATATGCTAACGAAGAGTTGAAAAAGAATATGTTAAACAAGGAACTTAAAAACCATTTTGCACCTGAATTTATTAATCGTTTAGATGAGGTTATTGTATTTAACACTCTTAAAAATGATGATGTTCAAAAAATTGTTAGAGTTGAAATTGGTAAACTTCAAAGCAGATTATCAAAACTTGGATATAATATCACATTTGATGAATCAATTATTGAGTACATTTCAAAAGTTGGATTTGATGATGTATACGGGGCTCGTCCACTAAAAAGAGCAATCCAAGAAAAGATTGAGGACTTTATTTCAGATGAAGTTTTGAGAGATAATGTTAATACTGAAGACAGTTATCTCATCTCAATTAATGAGGAAACGGTATCAATTCAAAAGGTTGAGGCCAAACCTGAGAAAAAGAAGAGAAAAAGAAAGGGAGAATAATCTCCCTTTTTTTTATCCAAAAATGTTTCTTGGTACGTGTTTAAACGGGTATTTCTTTAACCCAAGTTCTTCAATCATCTTTTTACCTGAATGAATTCCAGCATATACCTCGTCAACAACAACATATTCGTTTTTTGTATGGTAACTGTGGTATCCAACAGACAGGTTAATACAAGAGAAATCAAACTTTTGTTTCAATTGCCAAACGTCTGTATATGGGTGTTGCATAAACTTCGGTTCAGACAACATATTTTCAGTTAATACTGTTTTTGCGGTTGTGTGGAAAACAGAATCTGTCTCAAACATTTTAACCCCATAACAATATTCAGTAACCATATAGTCATCAGGAGCGTCAAACTGAATTGCATATCCCACATTACTGAAGAATTCAGGGTCCGCCTGTTTTGAACCAATACAACCTACTTCTTCCGATACGAAAAATGCAACTTTGATTTTATCAAAGACTTCAAGTAATTGCAAACAAGCAAATACCCCACATTTGTCATCACCTCCAATACCTGTTGGTTGACCTTCGTCGTTATAGGCTTTAAGACTGAAACTTTTATTACCCTTAGAATCTCTAAGGTACTCTTCTCGAATGTTAATAGTGTCTAATGGGTGAACAGTGTCGGTGTGAGCAACAACACAAGGATAATACTCTCCTTCGGACAATACTCCTTTGGTCACATAAATGTTACCAATTTCATCAAATACAAAATTGTGTTTTTTCTCAGATAAATAATCAATAAGAAAATCAATCATCTTATCTTCTTCAAACGTGTGTGTTGGGACAGATAAAACCGATTTTAAAAAGTCAAGGTTTTCAATCATAATCCGTAAAGTTACGGCAAAAAATTAATTAAACAACTCTGGATGATATAAATAATTTAAAAATTCTTCAAAATCCATAATTGACCTACCGATATTAAAATATGTCCCTTTCTTTTTTCTAAAAATCTCAATCTTACCATCTTTAACTCTATCAATTTTAAAAATCTCATCGGTTTCTTCACCATATTTTTTTTGCTTAGGTAAATCGTACCATACACCAAAGTTATAATTCAACTTTGAGAGTTTTTCAAAAATTTCTTTGTTTTTGTCTAAGACCCCTTCCTCCATTTCTTCCTCAATCTTTTCTTGGATTTTTTCTAAATTCCTTGTAACCTCCCTATCAAATGCTTCCTGGTCAAAATTCTTGTAGTCATAGTACGCATAATAATCTTCATATAAATCCTCATCAAGTTCTAAATTAGAACTTGTTACTAAATTTCTAAGAACTTGTTTAATATCATCATCCTCAGAAGATTCAGTTCTTTTCCAAATTGATAATAGGACATTAACTGTTGTGAAATACTTATAAGTACATTGTTTTTCGTATATACCGTATATTTGGAATTTATCGCAAAGTTTAGCCATAATGTACTCTTTCAATCCTGCAACTAAACAATCATCATATAATACTGCATATTCCCCTGTAATATTTGATATTTGAGAATCAAACATTTCTACCATAAATTTAAAAACAACATCTTCGTATCTATCGTGTTGGGTTTTCTTTTCTAATAAAGATGGATTTAGTTGTCTAACTAATGAGGTAAATAACTCTTTATTTTCTTCACTAAATGAATCAAAAATATAACCTTCATTCCACTCTTCATCACTAAAATAACTGTAATCGATAAAAACATTACTATGATACGACGGATTAAATGCAACTCTAATTAAATATTGATTATTACTATCATCACGTTCAGTATCAGTAAATAATTCAACATACTCGTCTCTATCAAACGTAAGAGATATCAATGATTTACCTAAATTTTTTTGATTTATGGTTTGAATTTGTACAACACCATCTCTACAAGACCTTCTAACGTCCCATTCATCGGCATTACCATCTTTAAATTTAACAAGTGACTCGTATAACGTCATTTAAAACTTTTTTTAATAAATACTTGTGTAATCAAGAATATATTTATATCTTTGTAACATAGTTCTTTGATTTATGGGGATGTTTTTGGATTTGACAGGAATGAATTTGTCATAAAACGCACGTCGGAGCTGAATTAACTCCGCTAAACTGATTCAAATTATAAACGGCAACGTTATTTCTAAACTTTCTTCTATCGGTTTAATCCGTACTGAAGAAGTATCTGTAGCTTAATCTAGGATTAACCTACTAGGGGTCGGCAGACATACAACCTTGCAACAGAAGTCGTAGTTGTGGTGTGGTTTCTACCCAAAAAGAAACAAAGTGGAGGATTAGTTCTCAGTAAACCGAACCACTATAAAATAAG